ATGGGAATTCAATATTAACAAAAGGTTTAAAAACTAAACTACTCGCAGAAGTTGATGACAATGCATACAAAGTGTTATCACCGTCAGACTGGATGACTACACGTCAAATCGAAACGGGTGTAACTATAGCTGATAATTGGAAAACATGGAGAGCTGGTGTACGAACTCAAGCTAAAGCTATGAAGACAGCTATCAATGCTGTAACAACAATCACTGATGTTCCAGGATTATATGTAACCTATGCAACAGCTAGTGATGGAACAATGACATCAGTATCTAGTGGTCATCTGTGGCACTGGCCTAAAAATCCAGATGAGGCTTAGAGAAAGGTGGAGAGAATAAATGTCCACCGATACAATTCTATTTGATGTAAATTTCAGACCGGGGATAGACAGAGAGTCTACACAGTATGCTTCCAAAGGCGGATGGTATAACGGTGATAAGGTACGGTTTCGTGCTGGTAAACCAGAAAACATTCGTGGTTATGAGAAGAGAGTACAACAAGCATTCATAGGAACAGGTCGTTCGGCTCACTCATTTACAAGTAATGAAGCTTTAAAGTACCACTCGTTTGGTACACCAAGTCACTTATATGTTTATGCTGGTGGTGCTAACTTTGATATAACACCTTTACGAACTTCAGCAACAGCAAGTGTCACTTATAAAACAGCAGTTTCAAGCACTCGTATACTTGTATCGTCAACAAGTCATGGAGCTAATGTTGGTGATTATTTTATTCTTGTATCGTCAGCTACCGTGGGTGGTAATCATAGGTTCTTAAACAGTCAGTTTGAGGTTGTATCAGCTACATCTAATAATTTTACATTTAATACTACGGTGGCTTCGTCGGCAACTACAACAATAACAACACGATCTAAGTTTCAGTTCTATATACATTCAGGTGGTTCACAAAATATTCCTGAACTTGGTTGGGGTGTTGGTGTTTATAATGCGGGTGTATCAGTCGCAGGAGCTAGAACATGGAATAGTCCTGCAAGTATATCTGGTGATACACAGACACAACCATTACGACAATGGTCTTTGGATAACTTTGGTGAAGACTTACTAGCTTTACCAAAAGAAGGTAGACTATATGTCTGGGATGAATCAAGTGGAACAAGTGGTAGAGCCGTGGTCGTACCAACAGCCCCAAGTGCTTCCAACTTTATGTTTGTATCACAACAAGATAGACATGTTATTTGTTTAGGTACACACGGTGTGGCTAGTGGCTTTGATCCGATGCTTGTTCGATGGTCAGACCAAAACGATTATGCAAATTGGAATGTAAATGTCAGTAGTACATCAGGTGAAAACCAACTGGGTGATGGTAGTGAATTAGTCACAGGACTTAACACTCGTAACCAATCACTAATCTGGACAGACAATGCTGTACATGCTATGGAATTTGTTGGTCCACCATTTATATTTAACTTCAGACAGTTGGGTTCTAACTGTGGTATAGCTGGACAACATGCAGCTATCGAACTTGATGGTCGTATATTCTGGATGGGTGCAAAAGATTTCTTTGTTTATGATGGAGCTGTTAAAAATTTACCGTGTACAGTTCGTCGATATGTGTTTGACGACTTTAACTATGATCAAAAAGAAAAAGTATATGCTGGTACAAACCAAGAGTTCAGAGAAGTGACATGGTTGTACCCAAGTAAAAATTCTACAGAGGTTGATAGATATGTAAGTTATAATCCTGTTGAAAATTATTGGACATTTGGTACAACTATATTTACAACATGGGAAGATAAAGAAGTATTTCAAAACGTGATAACAACTGGTCAAGAAGCAGACGGCGATAACTATTTATATACAAACGAACCCGAAGGTATTTATACAGCCGACGGTCAAAGACAAGAAGCTTTCCTTGAGTCATCAGAGTTTGACACATCTCCACCATCGTATGGACCAGGAGATAGTATTATGTACTTGGATAGAATCGTTCCAGACTTTACAATAAATGATGGTGGTCGTGTTACTTTAAATATGAAACTTAAAAACTTTCCCAACGGCGAGATTAGAGAAAAGGGTCCTTTTGTTGTAACACCGACAACACAATTTATACGAACACGTGCTCGTAGTCGTCAAGCTATCATTCGGATTTCGACATCTACGGGTGGAACTAACTGGCGACTAGGATCTTTTAGAATGGATGTAACACAAGATGGTAAGAGGTAACAATGGCAGATTATCCTAGATTCCCAAGAATAACACCTAACATGCAGAACAGTTCAACTACGTTTACAACACAAGGAGCATCAAGCTTTGTACCTGCAAAGACAGAGACCGTATCGTTTCTTGATGCGGGTAGTGCTAATTCTTTTTCAGACGATGCTCTTAATAAAATGGAACAATGGGCAGACTCTTTAAATGATAAGCTATCATCAGATAATGTACAACTTCGTAACAGTGTGCAACAAGATCAGTTTGGTTCCATTAGTATACGTGGACGACTAAGACTTAACAGCAACATATCAAACCCTGATACGGCAGAGCCAACACCGTTGAAAGGGCAGATTAGATTTAATGCTGCTACCAATAAGTTTCAAGGCTATGATGGTACAGGTTGGAGGGACTTTCACTAATGTTTAAAAGTATAGGTGGTTTTTTTAGAGATATAGTTGCGCCAGTTGGTTTAGCATTTATTCCGGGAGTAGGTCCGTATTTATCCGCAGCGTATTCTGGTATTAAAACAGGTATCCAAACTGGAAGTCCACTAGCTGGTCTTGGTTCAGCGGGTTTAAGTTTAGGATTGTCTAGTGCATTTAAAGGACTTACAGATGCAACAACTAAACCTGCTACAGCTTTACCGGTGTTTAAAGAAACAGGAACACAACTTGGAGCTGAAGCTTTAACAACAGGAACAGGGAGCGCACTTCGATCCAGTTTTGTACAACCCGCATTTGGAGGAGCCGCAGCTAGAGAGATAACTAAAACAGGAATAGGTACAATCCCAGCGGCGACTACCACTGGGTTTGCAGATAGGATTTCTAATATAGGTAACATTTTTGATGCAGATAAACTTCAAGCTGGTTTTATTGATACAACTATTAAAGAGCAAGTTCCGGGTGGTATAACCGATGCATTACCAGACTTTATAACTGAACGATCACCACTAACAGTTGCTGGTGCGGGGCTTGGTTTACAAATGGCAGCAACACCACCACCAGAACCAGCTCCGTTTGGTCCAATGCAACCGCAACGCACAACAGACTTTAGTAAGTATGGCTACAAAGGTCCACTTGGTCGTGGTGATTATACGTATGCTGACCCAGAAGATATTGCTTACGGTCGAGTCACTCCGGGTTCATATGGTTATCTCGGCGCTAAAGAAGGTGGTAAAATTAAAGCTCAAGGTGGTGGAGTTATGATGCAGTCTGGTCCATATAATCCACAAATAGAAGCACAAAAGGGTACGTTCCGTCCAACAGGTTCTATGGTCGCACCGACAGCTGGTCCCACCATATCTAAAATTGCTCAGACCCAACCAATGATGTCAGTCAGTCCACAAAAGATTGCAGGCCTAGCTCAACCTGTAGCTCCAACTGTACCAACAACTAATATACCAATGGCTCAACCACAAGCACCAACACCTATGCCAATGCCTCAAACACAGCCACAACAAGGTGGTATAGAACAACAGGCTAAACAACTAATATCTGATTTACCACAAAAAGATATTAGTGTTAACATCGATTCAATTCGTCAGTTTATTGGATTAGCCGAGGGTGGTAAGGTACCAACAACTGAAAAAGAATTTGCCAGACTTGGTGTATATAAAAGACCAGAAGATTATAATACCAAAGAAATGGCTGAAGGTGGAGAAGTAGACTCCAACCAAACATTACAATCGAATGCATTCGTTATACCAGCAGATGTCGTGGGTCACATAGGTGACGGTTCATCTGATGCTGGTGCTCAAAGATTACAAAGTTATTTGGGTATGAACCCGCAGCAGTACCAAGCGGGTGGGATTATGGCGGGTGAACTACAAGGACCAGGTGGTGGTATGGATGATTTAATCCAGACTAGCATTGAGGGTAAACGAGCCGCAGCCGTTAGTCCGCAAGAGTTTGTAGTACCACGAGATATTGTTGCAGAGTTAGGACA